AACATCAGACTCAAGGCCAAATGAAATTATTCACATAAAGGAATACTCTCCATTAAACACATTCTATGGGGTTCCAGATATTATTTCCGCTATGCCATCTCTTATTGGAGACAAGCTTGCATCGCAATACAACATTGATTACTTTGAAAACAAGGCAGTTCCTCGTTATATTATTACCCTAAAGGGAGCAAAGCTTTCTGCAGATGCCGAAGACAAGATGTTTAGGTTTCTTCAAACTGGCCTAAAATCTCAATCACATAGAACTCTATACATCCCCCTTCCTGGAGATAATGACCAGAACAAGGTTGAGTTCAAAATGGAGCCAATTGAGAGCGGTATTCAGGATGGATCATTTAAAGAGTATCGTAAACAGAATCGTGATGATATTTTAATGGCCCACCAGGTCCCAATTTCTAAGCTAGGTGGTTCAGAATCTTCAGCAATAGCCTCATCAATTGCTCAAGATCGTACATTTAAAGAGCAAGTCTCTCGTCCAGCACAACAGTATTTAGAGAAAATTATTAACAAAATCATCAAAGAAAAGACAGATGTTCTTCAATTTAAGTTCAACGAACTAACATTGACTGATGAAATTACACAATCTCAAATCATTGAAAGGTTTGTAAAAACACAGGTAATTTCGCCAAACGAGGCTCGTGAAATGATTGATTTGCCACAGCGCAAAGATGGGGATGAGCTTTTTGAGATATCTCCAAAGCAGGGGACCGATGCTGCAGCAGACTTAGCTGGCAACAGAGCAAGGGATACAGAAAGAACAAACAACCAATCCGATAGCCCAGCGACCATTGCTGGACGAAAACCAAAGGGTGAAGGCCGAGCGTCTCAATAATTGATAATGTGTATAAAAGTTTGGTATAATAGATAACAACATGAGCATAAACAAAGCACAATGGACAGTTAGTGGCGACGACATTCGCCTATCTATGCCATTTGGCAAAATCGATCAATCCCGAAGAATAGTGTCTGGCTTTGCTTCTCTTGATAATATTGACAAACAAATGGATATTGTCACAACAGAAGCCAGCATGGAAGCCTTTGCAAGATTCAAGGGGAACGTTAGAGAAATGCACCAGCCATCAGCAGTCGGTAAAATGATATCATTTAAAGAAATCAGCAATTTTCAAAAATAAAAATTTAATGGAACAATCAGAGGTTACTCCAGAGGCACAACCAGAAGTTGCAGCAGAAGCCCCAGTAGTTGAGGCTCAAGCAGCAGTTCTGGATGATAGTGCTACACCTTCAACAGAGGGTGCAATTCAGAATGACGAAGCTGTTTCTGACGATTCAGAAAAGTCTGATCAAGTAATTGTTAACTCAATTACCGAAATCAAAGATTCTGTTACTAATGCCTTTGGCGAATTAACAACAATTATTAAATCACTTAGTGATGAGGTTGTTGCATTAAAGAAGTCCCTTGAATCAATATCAAATGATGTGAGTCAAGTCAAGGGTACTTTCGATGAGTTTGGCAAGCGAGTAGATGCTGTAGAGCATGACACCGCTTTCCGCAAATCTGGCGATCTCGGCGAGATTGTACAGGAATCACCACAAGTGGTTCAAAAATCCCTATGGGGCGGCCGTTTCCTCACAAATGCCGACCTATTTAACTAACATAAATCACTAGGAGGTGAACAATATGTCAGAAAAAGAAATCGTAAAGAATTATAACGGAAAATTTCCATCAGGTTAACAAAATCACTAAAGTTTCAGGCAGCGATGCCCACCAATCAGTCGTAACAGTATCAAACAACTCATGGACTCCAGAGGTAATGCAGAATATTATTCTTGCAATGCCACGAAAGTATCGTGCGATTAAGAGTAATCTTAAGTTCTATGCTGGTACAGATGTATTCGGTGGTATTGTTAAAAATAATGGTACACTTGCCGATGCAATTGCAGAAGCATTTGGATCCCACGCTGGTGCCGCAGGCACCCCAGCAATGCGTCAAACATATCTTGATGGTGCAGGACAAACATTCGGAAGCGCTCGGACCACTCGTGTTCTTGGCGTAGACGTAATGGAAGTTCCTTACTACCCTGCAGATTATGTAGACCTTACTTTCCCACAGAACCGTGTATGGGGAATGCAACGCGATATCACAGTTAACCGTGAATACAAGCCAAAGAAAGACACAGTAGAATATACCGTGTTTATCCGCTTCGGTCTTCAATGGGAAGAACTTGATGCCGTCGCTTGGGCTGACGCCAACGCTACATCTGGCTGATAGTCAGTAAAAATTTATAAGGAAGGTAGATTAAACCCCTATCTTCCTTATTCATATTCTGATATAATGGCATAGGAGGACTATATGTCATTAGTAGAAGAGTTAAAAAGTAAGACGGTATTTGAGTTAAAATCTCATGCAAAGAAAAATAGTATAGATATCTACGGTGTGTCAAAAAGACTAGACATCCTGGAAATTATCTTAAATTTTGTTCCAAAAGAAGGCGAAGAGCTGGTAATAACTAGCCCAGAGCCTACAGTAAAGAAAAAGACGGTAGCACTGTTCTCAGAAAGAAACCTTAATTGGCCTGGAGTCGGAGAACTAAAAAATGGTTATAACATTGTATCGAAGGAGGACTCCGAAAAATGGACTACTCAAAAGGTTGTTCGCATAGCGACATCCGAAGAAGTAGCTGCCCATTACGGTAAATAAATATGTTAATTTTACGCAAACCACCCTATCCTATATCTATTTCCTATAAAGTTCCAGCTGCTGAATCTTATTACTATCTTGTAATTGAAGATATGGAAGACCAAAGAGAGACAGAAACCTATATCCTATCTAATGCCGCATCAGAAGTGGTATATGAATTAGATGGTGAGTTTGTTAGGTATGATAAATCCTATTCCGTTAAAATATTTGAATCTCACATTACAAGTGACGGTCATGAAAGAGGAGATATCGTAGTAGAAGACAACCTAGATGTATCTCGTCCATATGTATATCCAGAAAGCTTGGGAACCACTGCAACAGAAATCAAAGAATACACAAAGCATGAATCTTTGGCTAGAGCAATTATTGATTCCATCACTGGTGGATTCTATTACAAAAAAACATATCTTGAAACAACTGGTCAGGGTACAGACTATATTCCGCTTTGGAAAAAAACACACAAAATTCTTAAGGCTTATGAAAATACAGAGTTAGTCTACGATTCATCAGAAGACGATCCAAGCATTGGAGAGTTTAACTACTTCATTACAAAGGACCAGACTGCAATTATTAAAGACTCTTCAGCAGCATATACAGCTTTTAATCGCTCACAGCGTAAACCAGCAACACTGCCCTTTGGTGCTTCAGACTCGTTTGGGTTAAATACAGGAGCAGATAGCTCAAACTTTCAAAGCTTAACGGCTGGCGTTTTATTTAATTCAGAATCAGATTATATTTTTATTTTAGAAACTGGATATATGGTTGTCCCCTATGATATCCAGGATGCCACAACGATGCTTATTGATGATATAAAATGTGGAAGACTAGACTATTATACGCGGTATGTAAAGAATTACAAGACCGATCAATTTCAAATTGAATATGACGCCCGTATGATCCAAGGTACTGGAAACATCTTAGTCGATAAAATTTTGTCTAGGTATGTATCTTCAATTATAAAGCCTGGAGTATTATAGTGGCTGAGTGCGAAGATACAGACTTTCTGTATCCTATGACAGCAGATATTTACTATCCCCTTGTTGAGCAGGGAGCCTACGGAAACCTTAAGAAACAATGGGTATTTGATAGAATGGTGGTTTGTAATTTTACGTACGCCTCGCTCAAGCGCGAGGAAGAAGTTAAGCCAAATCTAACCCTTACCCAAGAAAGTATTTTATTGGGCAGGGTAAAAAATGATTTAAGAATTTCGGAAAATAAAGAACATCAAGCAATAACAAACGTCATAGTAACAAACATTAAAACAAAGAGTCAAGAGCTGTACCTAGAAACATCTGGCCCAAGGTCTGGAAAATCAACTCTTTATGAGATTGCGACACATCAACCAACCATGGGACCGTTTGGTGAAAGGCAATATTTCAAGGTCTTGCTCCGCCGTTCAGAGAATCAAGCGAGTGACCTATAATGATAGTTAAAGTTAACACAGCGTTATTTAAAAAAGATATGAACAATATCATTAATTATTCTATTGGTTTTCTAGAGGGTATCCAGCAAGGAAAAATGGCTTTCCTTAAAACACTTGGCGTAGAAGTAATTGAAACATTAAAGGCTTATGTTGATGCTTCAGCAAGAATGAATCCAGAAGCACTTCATCATGTCTATGAGTGGTATCGTGTTGGAAGTCCAGAATCAAGACTTTATGACATTAACTATACAGTAAGTGGTCTCGGTCTATCATTAATGTCAACCTTCAAACAGTCTACATCAATTAAACAAGGATCAAATGTTCCATTTTATAACAAGGCATTTATTATTGAAAATGGAATTCCAGTTACAATCAAACCTACAAGGGCAGAAGTTTTAGTATTTGAGGTAGATGGAGAAGAGGTTTTTTCAAGATCCCCGATAACAATTTCAAATCCTGGCGGTACTGCAGCACAGGGTGGATTTGAAAAAGTCTTTGATTCATTTTTTAATAAATACTTTACACAAGCATTTTTAAGATCAAGCGGAATAGCCCAATACCTAGAAAAGCCAATGGTATACAAAAAGAATCTACAGGCTGGTAAAAAGGGTGGAAGATCGGTTGGAACAAAAGTTGGCTATCGCTGGATAGCAAATGCGGGAGTTGGTAGATAATGATAAAAACAAGCCCACTAAATACACCAGTTTTATGGATAAACAAGTATATACAGGCCAAGGTTGCCAGCGAGCTAGGGATTGCCGTGCCAATGTTTACACCTGGCCCCAACACAATAAATCAATTCACAGAGCAATTTTTACAGATAGAGGGTATCTCTTACCCCTATGCGGGAGCTAGTATGACTTGGGACAGGCTTCGTCGCATGCGTAGGGGCGCATTCCCACATATAAAGTGTGAACAAATTTTATATTATTTAATTGCCACAGAAGAAACTGCAATAGAAACCGTCATTAGAGCAAGTGAAGCGGTATTCCGGTTGCTTGATCGTGAAGACGAGTCAGCAGAAGAGGTCAATAACTGGTGTTCAAATAGACGAGTCAATATGGGAACGGGCACTGTACCAGACCCAATAGACAACGTGTTCTATTTTCACAGATTCAAGGTCTACCAATTAGAGGAAACAAGGGATATCATAGATTTCGGAACTGCTAGAACCTATGGGGGAAACAAGCTAATCGTCGACTACGACTACCATCAAATGCCAGGGCTGACAAACAATGAATGGCAACCAGAGGCTAAACCAGCTACTAAAATAGTCGTATAAAACGATGATATAATTAATCTTGAGGAAACAAAGACGCCGAAAAAAGTCAATATCTATTTACAAGGAGGTAAGAAATGGCATATAGCCGTGGAACGTCAAATAACATTATTGTTGGTGCTGCAGCATTTTTTATTGCAGATTCAACTTTAACACCTGCTGGTGGAGCAAATCCAATAGCAGCGTTTGCAACCGACGACTCATATAAAGATACTTTGAGTCATAGTCCAAACACTAATGACTATACAAACGTAGGTTACACAAGCAATGGTCTTGAAATACAATTCCAACCTGACTTTGGTGAGGTTGCCGTTGATCAAGTTCTAGACGTTGCAAAACTCTTTAAACAAGGCATGAAGGTTTCTCTTGCTACAGCATTTGCTGAGGCAACATTAGAAAATCTTCTTCTTGCTTTGGCAGCTAGTGATTCACAATTAACTGGAACTAAGTCTACAAGCCCAGGACAGACACTTAATCTGTCTGCAGGCGAACTTGGAGAATGTCCAGTAGAACGTGGTTTAGTCGCAGTAGGTCCAGGAACTGGCGATTGCGATGAATCAGCTGCTGTTGAACGTATTTATGTTGCATACCGTGCACTTTCGATTGAAAATGTAACAGTAGCCGCAAAGCGTGATGCTGCTTCGATGTTTGAAGTATCATTCCGTCTTCTACCAGAAGATTCATCTGGATCTTATGGAAAGATCATAGACCGTACACACACAAACGTATCATAATCTAATAGATTATACAGCTTGGCCCACCTTTAATCAGGTGGGTCTTTCTGTTTTTTGTGGTAAAATAGAATAGACTAGGGGAGCTATGGCAACTACTATATATCAAACAAAAAAAATATTATTACTAGATAACACAGAACTAGAAATAATTCCTTTAAAAATTAAGTACCTTCGTGAATTCATGATTGTATTTGACGGGATAAAAGAAGCAACCAATGATGATGAGTCTATCTCTGTTTTGGTAGAATGTGTAAGGATATGCATGAAACAGTATTATCCTAAAATTTCTAATACCGTCGAAGAAGTTGAGGATAGCCTAGACTTGCCAACAATTTATGAAATTTTAGATGCGGCGGCAGGGATAAAGATAAACAAAAAATCTGAAGAACCAGTAAAGGAGCAGGCAACTGAGAGCGGAGGAACTTGGTTAGATTTAGACTTGGCAAAGCTTGAGTCAGAGGTTTTTTTAATCGGTATATGGACTTGAGTCAGAGGTTTTTTTAATCGGTACATGGAAAGACTATCAAGACTTAGAAAAATCACTCTCTATGCCAGAACTCCTAGCAACAATTGCAAGTAAAAGAGAATTAGACTATGAAGAAAAGAAGTTTCTTGCTGCGATTCAAGGTGTAGATTTAGACAAAGATTCGGGTAGTGATAAAGGACAAAAAGAGTGGGAAGACATGAAAGCCAGAGTATTTAGCAAAGGAAAGACCTCTGATGGTAATGATATTTTAGCGCTACAAGGTCCAAATGCACGGAAGGCAGGGTTTGGTATAGGTATGGGTATAGATTATGAAGACCTAAAAGACCCGTCTGTTATGCTATAATTGACTAAGCCGACATAGGAGGAAATACAATGGCAACAGCAACACAAGAGGGAGCCGAACTAGTTCTTATGGATGGTACAAAGATTAAGGTAAGACCACTTAAAATATCTTTGCTACGTCCATTTATGAAGAAGTTCGAGTTGGTAGCAGCGGTGGCGGAAGACAATGAGAAGTCAATGACTCTCCTTGTTGAATGTGTGCAGATTGCTATGCAACAGTACAGTCCAGAATTATCTGAGGATATTTCCAAACTAGAAGAAATATTAGATCTACCAACGGTATACAAAGTTATTGAAGCAGCATCTGGGGTAAAGCTTACTGACGCTAATGCGTTGATAAACACAGTACTTGCAAATAGCTAACTAAAAGAGGTGTAAGGCGTGAGTGATGTTAATGCCGATATTAGAGTAGATGTAAGTACTACTGCGGCAATAGCGGCACTCAAAAATCTTCAACGTCAACTCTCAAATTTTCATCAATCAGTAGCAAAAAACAGTGTCGCCGCAGCAGCAGCGCAAAGGGGTCTTCAAACAAACCTTATGCGCTCTATTGCGGATACTGGTATGTTTACAGCCCGTATGGGAAACATTCGGACATCTACAGAATCATTCCT